CGGACTTCGTATCGGTACGATAGCCTTTTCCTCAATTTGCGTCTTGAGGACATCTGCGACGTCAATAAATTGACGGTACTTGTACCCGATCTGATTCTGGTACTCACTCCGCACATATGCGTAGTTTGTCTTTCCCTCCATTAGTTGGGAGAGACGGTGCCGGACCTCGTGTGAGTTACGGCAATGGAATCCGTCGATAACCTTTTCGACGAAGTCAGGGTCCCAGAAATAGGACCCGTCACCTCCGATCTGTTCCGGGGTGAATGGACACAGTGTGTCCTTATCAAAAGGTGTTGTAACCTTCTGAAGCATGGTCGCAACTTTGTACGCGTCCACGAGTGTTGGATTCAATTTCGTGGTCCAACGAGCCTCCTTGCCAAGCAGGGAGGTCCTCCCCAACTGTGTTGTGGAGAATCTCTCCGTATCCGGAGAGACCGGGATGAGTAGTCTCACCCTCGGGTAGTCGACGTATCCGACGTACCCTAACCTGCGTCTCATTTGAACGTGGACGCAGTCAGCCGGGGCCTGTGGAATCAGGCCCAGTTCCTCACAGTAGAATATGTGAGTTTTGGAGATATAAGTATCATCCTCCGAGATCTTCAAATCTAAAGACCTCAACGCGATTAAAACGCGCTCAAGCGTCGAGACCTTGTGATCCAACGCCACGATGTCGTCACCGTTGACGACACCGAAAGCACACTCCGATTTGCGTAGTGCGTATAGTCCGCATAAAGACAGGACTATTTTTGTCATGTAATCTCCCATGAGCCATGACCTCTGCCGTATGACTGTTCCGCCAACGACAGCTATCTTCCGCGGTCCGCAGAAGACCTCTATCCCCAGTCGCGCTAGGCCGCTGGGGAAGTTCGGGAATCGCTTCTCCGACTCCTCTAGTAGGAGGTTAAGTATCCTCCTTCCGACTATAGTGTTGCCATAGTCCGTTGCCGTCTCGAGATCCGTCGAGAGGCCTAACACCTGTTTCGAGCCGAATGGCCTCAGGTATTGCCACACCGGGTTTTCATTATCCAGTGCGTTTGCCAGCAAATTCCATAACTGGCGACTTGCTGAGAACCCTGATCTCAGCTCCGGTACCCCTTTGCAACCGGGGGACCAAATGTGCGCTAGTACACCAAGTACCACCGCAATAGCGTAGTGGCTTACCGTCACTACTCGTGCCTTCGCCATCTCCGCGACGACATGCATCCGTGAGCTCCATGTCTCCGGAATTGTGAGCAACATTGTGATTGCCCAGCACAGGACACCCATAGGTGTCCCGATTGGGACGGTCTTGCCCGTCCTTTCTAGCGTGACGAGATCGTACTCGTTCACGTCTTCTCCTGAAGAGCACAGGAGGCGTAGGAATTCGGTTTGACCGCCTTCCTCTCTCGTACTTCCAATGCACGATGATGGTCCGCACGACAATTTCGCTGCGGATGGGTCGCAACCTCTTGCGACTTCACCCACGCACTTTTGCATGAGTGACCAATCCACTCCTGGTGGATCGAAGCAAGGAGTCTGTACGATCTCCTTGAACTTTTCCGCAGAATTGCGGACCATAGCGCCGTCGGCTAAACCCGCAGCGCGCGTCTGGCAAAGAATTGCCACTCTCTGGGATCGCACAACCTCTGTGCAGTCCCACAACTCCACGTAACTCCGTGTGAGTATCACGAGGGGACTAAGGTCCCTCTCGTATGGGATGACGTTTCCGTCGTCCCTGGTGAAGTACCATTTACGGTACCTTTTCCTCCATGTTTTAACACGGGAGATGAATTGCGCGTAGTTGTTCGCGCAGTTTTCCAGGCCGAACTTAATCAGCCTGTCGATCACGGGGATCCGATTCTCCCCGAGTATTAGGAAGGGCAAGATCAACCCTTCGACGGTGTGGAACCACTGACGGACCACACCCAGACGATGCTTGTGCACCATCAACCACAACTTCTTCTTGAAGTGGTGAGATACGCTCATGTTTCCGAGCGATTCCAGTACATACCTGTACTGAAGGCCCACTGGGATTTTTTCCAGTGGATATCTGTCTCGGCGATTGCCGAAACCGTACCTCCAAAGCCAATTTGGAGAGATGGTCCTGACGAACATGTCAGGACTTGTCTTCACCTGAAGGTAGTAATTCTTCAGGTTACTTTCAAAGGCGCTTTGGCGCCCCCTGATGGATTTCTCGTCCATCTCAAGAACGACTTTCATGTCGTGTTCGGGGTAGAAATACCCCTCAAAGACCCCCGCGTCTTCGCGGGGGTCCAGAGCACCTTCGGTGCTCTGAGCTCTGGGGCCGAACCTGCCGATTAACGGTAGAGGCGGTGCCCATCGCATGTTCCTTGAAAA